CCAATCATGCCCCAGCTTAAATCATTATTGATAGGACCTTTACCCCAACCAATATCATTATTAGCAGAACCTTGCCCCCAGTCAATAGTATTATCAGGCATTAATACCAGTTCTTATAGTAGTTCTTACTCCGTTATCCTCGGACTTTACCACCTCAGTAGTTTGCCCTTGTATTTGTCCCCATCCTTGCTTATTAGTATTAGGCATGAAGTACTCTTTATCACTTGCTTTGAACGGTGTCTTTTTTAGTTTCTTTTTTGCCATCTTCTTGTTTTTTTAAGTAGGTTCTTAATTTCTCTATGTTCGCCTTTTTTGGATCTCGCTTTACAATACCCATGAGGTTAAATTTTTATCTCTACTTGGGTTTACATCGTCATTACTATTGGTGTAATACTCTGGAAACATTGTACTAGCGTTAAAACTCATATACGATAAGAAACGATCGGTATAATGTTTTGCTATTTGTCGCTCTTTATTCGACATGAAGTCTATTTCTTCCTTACTAGCGGCCTCGCTGTTTTCGCTGCGATGTTTAAATATACCCCCATTGGCAACCGTGTAAGCGGCAAACGGAAGATACTCACTCATTGCGTAATGAATAAGCATAGGTTTAACATAGCTCGTTACTAAAGTTAAATAGTTGCCGGATAAACTACTTGCTAAAATATCCGTGCTAATCTTATCGTATAGCTTGGTTCCTAAATAGTTTTGGATATGCGTTTCCTGCGCAATCTCTACGAACTGCATAAACTTATCCGCATCTACATTACCTCCTAAAGGTGTCTTGCTTACTAAGTCGTTTCTTGATATAAATAGAGCCTTTGCCATTACTTCTTATATCCTTTAGTTGGTGTTGTAATTGGAGCAATAGATACTTCCTTTGGGTTTTGCGGCATTTTAAAGCCTTGTCTGATAGCTTGGTTGACACTTACTTTTTGCGTTCCGTTCAATGCACCACCGCCCCAAGGCTCCCCAGCTTTATTTAGCTTCTTTCGGTACACTCTTCGCTCCCATCTATGGTAACAATTAGCCCCGCCTTTATACTTCCACACGGAATAGGATTGTCCTTTAGCTTCCGCGCCTCCTTTGCTTGATAGTTTTTGGATATCTTCCTTACGATATACTCGTCCTGCATTTATTAACGCATTACATAATGGACGGGTTTCTCCTTTAGGTTGCTTTCTTGTACCTTTTTGGTAAACGTACCGCACTTTATACCGCTCGGTGTCTTGCTCGCTATCTTGCTGCGCTGCAAAGTCCTCACGGCTATTTAAATAGCTTTCCGCATTAAACTCTTCTGGCTCGTCTTCTGCATCCTCACTTTCGATCATCTCATAATCGTTAAGCAAGTCGGATTCTAACTCCCCTAATTCTTCTAATTCTGCGATAATCCCATTAGCTATTTCATCTTTAAGAAATGGTCGGTCATCGCTTAGGGCTGTCTCCGCTATTTCTTGTACATCAATAGCTTCGTTTTCGGAGAAAAGGCGATCTGTTATTTTTGGGTCTAGGTTTAAAAATTGAATTAAGAATACCTTAGCTTGCTTTTCGGTAAGTATACCCTCTTTCACCTTAGCTATAATATCTAAAGCACTAGATATTTGCGCTCCATTGTAGCTTACTTCACTTTTAGTTACTTCATCTTGAGAAATGCTATTAATGTCATTAACATCTCCTTTACTCAGAGGTCTAAAATATATATCTAGGCTTATCTTATTATAAGCTAAAATCCTTTTAAAAGATTCTATTAGTTCAATTCTAAAAGGCTTTAGCACAGTCGTATCAAAAAGCTCTTGAGCTGTTTCTAACTCTTCCGCATTGTTCCCTAAGCCTGTATTATCTTTAATTCCTAATAGCATAGGAGATGTTACGCGATGGCCTACCATTATCTTACGTGTACTCTCTTCGCTTAGAAAGCTATACTGCTGATGCGCCTCTCCTAGTTGTAATGTCTCAATAGTAGCTGCGTTTTCTTTATTGTCGTTAAACGCTAAAATAAACTTACCCGCGTTGCTAGTATTGGTAAATTTCTGCTTAATCTTCCGCTCAGTATCAATCTGTTGTTTTTCGTCGGGAACTCCATTATTGAAGTTAATCATAGCCCCCGCCGTTAGTCCGTTTTTCACATTGTTAATGTGATAATTGGCAACCTCCTGCTCTAACTCGCAATAAGGCAAGCATCCTTGATAATCAACGGGTGAATAATAGAAATATCCTAGTGCATAAGGTTTGATATAAAGTATCTCTAATACATCGCTTTTAGAACCATAACCAAAAGC